AAATGAAGTTGCAGAAATTCATGGCATGGATCATGAGTCAGAAACGGCATTAAATAACTATAAAGATTTTGATATTGAAATCAAGAACGATGGTACACTAGATGACCTATATGAGGCAGCAAGAAAGATTTTGCCGGCCATCATGAAGTTAGAAAAATTAATGGAAAGAGGGGAGATGTACAATGGCAAGTAAACCAATGGTAATAAAGATTATGCCCGACGAGATAGTTGGCACTGAAATTATGAAGCACGGTGATTATAGAAGTGCAAGAGTAGGTGTTAAAACAAATGAGGATGAGTATCTTAGTGTTTCGTATGAATGGAAAGGCGAAGGAGTTCCAGAGTTTGTAATGAACTTAATGGATTTTATGAAATCAAACGCCGAAGAAATTGCACAATCTAAGAACGATGAAGAATATGCAGCTCTAAAAGAGAGGATATAAATGGCTATACCACATTCTGATTTTACTAATCCTCGTTTTATACGACATGATTATGAAGCGACTTTGGTTAGAGATGATAGGCGTAGATTTGATAACATGAGATTACAATATGCTGGTCAGCCTAATCGACATTGGCGTATTGAACCTCAACCAGGATATAATGCACAGGATCCAAGTATCAGAGTGGATAAAATAAATCTAGACATAAATGTACCAGTAATACGCGCTAGGTAATTACTGGTTTTTTTATATAAAAGGAGAATTAAAATGGAAACAAAGGAAAGGTTAGAAGTATTTAAAAATGAGTTAGAACTAATAATAAATCCAGCCATCAGGGAATTTGTAGAAGAGTGCCTTAAACAAGCACCTGATTATGTGTTTACTGATTGCCCATCAAGTTCAAGTGGGAAATATCATCCTATCGAAGAGCTCGGCCCTGACGGAACCGTGTTGCATACTAAAAAAGTATTTGCTATGGCTTATGAATTAAGCCGAGGACTGGACTGTGAACAGTATAGAGACGAGATATGCGCAGCTGCTCTTTTACATGATATGGCTAAGCAAGGCATGACCCAGAGTGGTCATACGATTAAGACTCATCCACAGGTGATGGCTATGCAAGTAGCGGATGTATATAAGTCAAAGTTTACTGATAAGCTGGACAGAGAGTCAGCATTGAAGATATACTATGGAATTTTTTACCATTACGGGCCATGGTCGAATGGTGAAGCTAAAAAGCCGTTATCTGACTATCAACCATGGGAACTTGTGGTATATATTTCAGATTATGTTTGTAGTAAACGGTTTGTGCATGTAAACCATATTACATCGGGGGTATAACATGGCAGGACTAACTCCAGGATCAACGCCTAGAAGATGGATTCCAGCAGGTGGGGAACAAAGGCATAGAGAAAAGATTCATAGAGAAAGTAAATTTGCTGATGATCATAAAAACTTACCGTTCTCATTTTCAAAACCACAGAAACCAAAAAAGCACGATTGGTTTGAATGTGTGGAATGTGGATATATACTTTCTGCGCCCAAAAACACTGTTATGGTTGGATGTAAACAGTGTAATAAAGCAACGAAGGTGGAAAGGATTGGAGATGAATAATTGGCATGTTTGGGTAATAAATCCTCAACGATATAAGAAAGTAGAGGAATTTTTGACAAGTGTTTCAGAAATAGATACATATATGTATCCTACAGTAGTAAAAGAATATTCAACTAAATCTGGTTGGAAGAAAAAAGATATTCCTTTGTATAGTAATTACATATTTATTAAATACAACTATACTAATAGTATTCATTCAAGACTAGAAAATTGTTTATGGATTAAAGATTATTTGGGAATATGTTCTCAGCAAGAAATTATAGATATAAAGAAGATGTCCGAACAGAAATATGAGGATATAATGCCTGCTACTGAGATTAAAGAAAATCATTCTTATAAACTCATAGGCACCCCTTTCAAAGGAATGATTTGTACAGTGGTAGATATTAACGGTGAAAAATTAACAGTGTCGGTAGAGTTATTTGGATCTGCCAGACTGATTAAATGTTCAATCTATGATGTCGATGTGGAGGGGTAGATAAAGTGGAGCCGTATTCAGCTAAAAAGCCAAGGGGGAGGCCTTTTGGATATCGATTAAGTGAAGAAACTAAAAACAAGATTAGTAAAGGTAGGCAGGGTAGTAAGCACTCAGAAAAAACTAAGGATAAAATATCTAAATCATTAACAGCGTATTTTAAGAGAAGAGATTCTTTAGCCGATAGTATAGCCAATGAGTATAGTTATATATCTGAAGAGGCCTCGGAATGGGTAGTTGATAATAAAGAAGAGATAGATAATGAAGAATATAGTATATTAACAGAGAAAAGATTATCCTATCTTAAACAAATAGAAATATGCATAGGATCTGATATAGAACATCTTTTTGGACATGACACTAATCCAGAATTTTTAATGATATTAAGAGAAGAATTACAAGAAAAATGTGATCCAGAGTTATTAAAAGAATTTTATTCAATAGTATAGAGGGTATATGGCTAAAAAAGGAAGACCAAAGAAACCACCTAAATTTAAAGAGATACTAGAGAGTTTGATACCTTCAGATGATATTTTTGAGCCAGAAGAGAAAAAAATGTATGAAGGATTGATATCTGTTTATCTACAAGACTTTGATGAAGAACAGCTCACTGCAAATGATATGGATGATATAATGTCTATAGCTATGAACAGGGTCTTAGAAATAAGATTACTGAAAGCAGGTAAGGTTAGCACTATAGCACATATAGACTCATCCACTGCTATAGAGAAGCTTAGAAAGCAAACAGAAAAACTTAAGGAAAACCTAGCATCTCGTCGAAAAGATAGAATTGATCCCAAAAAATATAGCGGATTTTCTATTGTAGATTTGGCTGTAGCGTTTGATTCAGAAAAAAAAGATGCTTTATTAGAGAGAACGTATGCATTTAAAATAGAAGAGGATGATGTCCTAAAGTCTGATATGTTAATAGGCAATAGGAATGACGAAGATGCAGATGTAATAAACAAAGAGGAGTAGAGATACCAATTGGCGTTTGTAGACTTGTATGACAATATAGACGTTGTCATAAAACAGGGAGCGAATATGATCCAATATTATCGCAATGATCCTGTAATGGCGGCGTATGATCTTTTGGGGGTAGATTTAGCACCGATTCAACGCGTTGTATTACGTGACATGTGGTCTAAGAACTTTTCTATTTCAGTATGCGCAAGAGGATTCGGCAAAACATTTTTACTTGGTCTAAATGCTGTTTTACATACACTTTTATATCCTGGCTACCGAGTCGGTCTTATTGGCCCCTCCTTTCGTCAATCTAAAATGATCTTCTCTGAAGTAGAAAAATTATATCAGAGATCATCTATATTAAGAGAGGCTTGCGAAAAAAGACCTACAAGAGGATCTGATACTTGTTATTTAAAATTTAGAGCGACTGATAAATCTAACGGGAGCTACATAGAAGCATTACCAATTGGAGTCGATGGTGCTAAAATTCGTGGGTCTCGTTTTTATTTAATTGAAATAGATGAATTAGCCCAAATGACGCCAGATATCATAGATTTAGTCATCAGACCTTTTGGCGCTGTTTCTCTTGAGCCTATGCAAAAGGTTCGTGAGCTTGAACGACGAGAAGAATTGATTAGAAAGGGACTAGCTACTAAATATGATTTTGTAGAAGATGCTGCGAATAAGATGATTATGACATCATCTGGATTTTTTAAATTTAATCATATGTGGGATAGAATGAAGTCCTATTGGCATGCAATAAAAGAAGAAGGCGAGAACACAAAATATGCAGTACACCAAGTGCCGTATCAATTGTTGCCTCCAGCGTTTCTTGATGAGGGAAATATAAAGGAAGCTAAAAGAACTATGTCTACTATAGAGTTTATTATGGAGTACGAAGCTGCTATGGTTTCTGATAGTGATGGATTCTTCAAAGCTTCTATGCTCGAGGCATGTACAAATCAAAGTAAGTTTAGTATACAGCTGACTGGTACTTCTGGCAGACAATATGTAATGGGGGTTGATCCAAATCAGGGAGGGGCGGCTGCGTGCGGAGTTGTTATAATCGAAATAAGTAATCCTTATAAGATAGTTTATGTAAAAGAGCTTAAGAAAAAGACCACGCAAGAAATGGTTAAAGAACTACAAAATCTGACGGATATTTTTAATATAACTAGAATCTTTATGGATTCGCAGGGTGGTGGTAAACCTATAAGGGATTTATTACAAGAGGGATATAATGAACATGAGCCTATATTAGACATGGATGATGAAGCTACTTTAGGCAAACACGGTAAAAGAATTCTACAATTAGTAAACCCAACTACTTCATGGATAAACGATGCTAACTTTGACACATTGGCACTATTTGAGCATAAAGAACTTTTGTTTCCTGCAATGCCTCTATCGTCCAATCCTATTGCTGAAAAACTATATGAGCAGATTAAACTATTGAAATCACAACTATTAAACATAGTAGTTACACAGACGCCTCGCGGTATAAGGCATTTTGATACGCCTAAAAAAGGTCAAAATAAGGATTTATATTCTGCGCTTATACTTGGTGCCTGGGGCGTTAGAGAGATGTACAGAGAGGGCATAGAAGAAGAAAAAATTTTACATGGCAATGGATATGTTAGACAGCATAGTCCTGGAGCTAAGTTCAGCCCAACTTCAAATATAGGTAAACTTAGTAAGGGCCATTTGGAAGCTGCTGTTTTGACTAAAGTAAAGTAAACTAACCATGATATAATAGGGGCATATTTTTATTTTTTGGAGGAAGTTGTTGTAGGAGTAAATGAAAAACATCAAGGAGTATTATAGATGGACTTTACTAAATTTACAGAAGATCTTAAAACTAAATATCCAGATATAGGAATACAGAAAGTAGAGGTGGATGAGGCTACAGGTAAATCTACATTTTTCTTAAATCCTACTGATAAAGTTTTAGCTTCTTTGCCGACAGAAAAGGCTATTAATTTACATCTACCTGCTAGAAGAGGGATGGCTTCTACTGTAAGACGAGATATTATAGATAGATCAATACTGGATTTGGTTAAGACAAGTCCGTCAACTTCAGATCCACATGAAATTTATAAGAGAGCTATTAAATATTATTACGAGTTTGATGTTTATGGAGCTCACATAGATATATTGACTAATCTGGCTTCTAAAGGATTTGAAAACGATATAGATGATGATAAAATAAAACTTTTTTACGACGTATGGAACTTTGACGTGCATTTTAAACAGATGTTGGATTGGATATTTTTTGATTTTTTTAGAGTTGGTATGGTAAGAACTTATAAGATAATAGGTAAATACGAGCCAGGTCTAAATTTTGTAACCAATGCTCCAGGTCAAAAAGTGGCAAGGGGAGATCTTAGAGCGATGGCTGAAAGAGCTGAACGTATAAGACTAGCTAAACTTAAAAAAATAAATGCTAAATTA